CAACAGTCTACTCAACAAGAAACCATGTTTCCCAGAGATGATATTCGATGCTCTCCAGGGAACAACCCCAATGAAGGCACTTCCTATCATCGACGACATTGGATCTACCGTTGGTACTATTGTTAAGAAGACTGGTGGTGGTATTCCTAACTTTGGATTAGGTGTAAAGGCAAGATCCGTCGCTACATGTAACGAACAAGAAGGAAAGGGTGCTGTATTCCAACCAGTATTCGTCGCTGATGGCAGTGGTATCGAAGGTAACGTTAGACTTGAGAGAGTTGACGTTATTAAATCTGGTATCGGATATGGTTACACCAGAGACGAGGCAGTTTGCCCCAAAGAACAGTATTTCGTGGTTATCAACGAACCTGAACTTAAAAACTTTATCAGTGAGGGTTCTATCCTTTACTTGGTGAAGGATGCTGCAGGAAACGTTTCTGAAACTCAACCTGATATTATGCAAGTTGACGATTTCAATTACAAAGGAACTGGAAAAATTTCTTTGGCAACAATCGACCCAGATGATTTTTCGAAGATCCAACCAGGGATGGTACTCAGAACTGCAGACGGATATGAGTTTACCCTCAACTTCACCGAAACCTTTGTTGACTTCTTCATTCCACCAGATTCGACTGCCATCTATGCTGGTTGCTTAGATCTCATCCCTATCTTAGAGGATATTAGAATCTCTAACGTTGGTGAGGGATATACCGATCCTAAGATCGTAGTTGATGGTGAAGAAGTTGGATATGTGACTGTTGATGACAGAGGTCGTCTTCTCAAACCAACAATCACAAAGAAAGCCATTGGATTCGTAACTCCTGAGATTGAGGATCCCAATGGTGGTGGAGCAGCGGTAAGTTCGGTCTACAGTTACACTGGACCAATCAGAATCAAGGAACTTCTTCCTCTGCAAAACTATATAGACTGTGTTGGACACCCTGCTCTGAAGTAATACTATGCCAGACTTGTTCCAAGGTGGGAGTGTTGAGGAAAACAACTCCCCTAAAATTAAAGTTGAATATCCTCAGATGAATCCATATGTGTCCAAGTGCGGGCACAAGATTGAGATGAACTGCACTGAGGGTGGTGAAAGGATCAGGATCCTCAACAAGTTAGGTCATTTCATCGATATTGATGAAGATGGTCACATTTATATCATTGCGAATGAAAATATTGTTGCCGAAGCCCCTAGTCAGATGGGGATTAAAGTCGGTAATGACATTAAAAATGATAGATTACAGATTCATGTCGTAGGAAATACGCATATTACAACTGAAGGTGATATGCATACTGAGACTTGGGGTAATCGTTTTGATAAAGTTGATGGCAACTGGGAGATGAAATGTGGTGGGGTCATGCTTCTTGACTCTGAACAAAACATTGATATCCAAGCAGAAGACCAACTTAAGATGGATGCGAATAACATCAACCAGAAGATGTCTTTCGGTAACAATGATCTTGCCGAAGGTGGTGAGATTCGTGATGAAATCAAGGGTAATCGTATTATCAGCATGACAAAGGAGGGTGGAGTCTTTGCTATTCTTAGTAAAGGTGACCTCCAGATTCGTGCTGATGGGTGTCGTTATGACACGGTAGGTACAAACTACTTCACTAACGTAGAGGGTAAAATGAAAACCTCTGTTGTTGGCGATGATTTAGAATGTATTAAAGGTGGTGTAGAGGATGGTGGATCTTGGACAAGAGTTCCAGCAGACAGTCCTTATGGTAATCCTACCGCTTGGCAGGTAAATGCTGGCGAATCTGCTCGCATTGTCTCTACAGATATGCATTTCAAAGCTACTGAAAACATCAAGATGGAAGCAGATGGCGATGAAGTCAAGATTGTTTGTGACAACGGCATTTACTTGAATTGACAGATTGTTAGTTATGGAGTATAATATCAACGACCGCGAATTTCATATGAGTATTACTGTTCAAGAAGCATACTTCTTGGAAGAAATCCTTGAAAGATATCTCGACGATTATGTTGAAGATATTACTAAAGAGAAGTTCAAGAATCCTGATACAGATCAGACAAAGGCATGGGGGTACTACCAACGTACCCGTCAGGCAGGTCTGGATCTGAAGTCCAAGGCAAAGGATCTGATCAACCGTGCCAATTCTGGAAGTGGCACAGGGTCGTTTGTCAGGGACGTAGGGGGTGCCCTATAATAACAAGGTACTCAAGACAAGACCACCATGTTTGACACCGAAGAATACGTGACTCACTGCGCCATCGATATCGCTTCTCGTCGCTTCACTCTGATGAGTTCCGAAGGTGCAATCAAGTCCCTTGACTGTGAAGATCCTGACCAGTTCCTTCGTGTTCTTGAGGTTGTCCGTGGTAGTCTTGATGTTGATCAGGTCGTCTATGTTTAATGCGGGTGTGGTGTAGCGGTAACACGCCATCCTTCCAAGTTGGAATCACGGGTTCGATCCCCGTCACCCGCTCTTACCCACTTTTTTACTATGGGATACAACAAAACTTATTCAGACATCAAAGAGATTCTTAAGTCTTCGAAGAAGGTCGATAACGACGTTCTTCTTCGTGTGACACGTTTAGCACTCAAAGAATCTCTTGCAAAAGAAGACTTTGACTGGGACAGCGTGACCATGGAGACCAAGTTCCTTGACGACTTGGAAGCAGATTCTCTTGATCTGGTTGAGTTGGTTATGTTCCTGGAAGAATGCTTTGGCATTGAGATTCCTGATGAATACTCCATGAGCATCGTTACCGTTGGTGATGCCATCGAGGTCATTAAGAAGTGTAAGAAAGAGAAAGGTAAACCTCGCAAGATCGACAAGAGCAAGTACACTAAGAAACCTGCTGAGGGCAGTCCAATCGGCAAACCTAAGGTAGGTACAACTAATCCAGAAATTAACTACGAAGAGATTCTAGATGAGACCAGAAACGAGGGAAGCAATGGAGATGCTGTTCGCAGCGAAGTGGAATCTCCCGAAGGCGGCAGCGCATTGCAACCTGACGACAAAGGAAATGAAGATCACGTTTAACGAGTATTGTAATTTCCATCCAACTACTTACGTCCAAGACAATCAAAATCAACTCAGTTTTTTCTGAGTTTTCTTGGGACGGTGGTGGAATTGGTAGACACACCAGACTTAAAATCTGTTGATCGTATGATCGTGAGGGTTCAAGTCCCTCTCGTCCTATTGAATTTTTCTTACCATGAAGGAATTTGACTATGCCCTGGACTATAAAGTTCTGGACTTTACGAATCCAGAGACTCGCAAACTTTATCGTATCGGAAGGGGAGAGCAAGGAGTTCTATTGGTACGCCCTTATACAAACGATATCTGTCAACATTGGAGGTTCGTAGATGAAGTTACGGCTCACAAATCTTCTGCTAAAATATACGAAATGTTCTGTGACTACAGGTCCAGACAGGATTTCGTTGGTATGGACATGGCTCGGAAGTTCCTTGAGATGGGATTTACTCGCGCCAGAAGGTATGCTAATCATCCTTCGGGCAAAAAATATGACTCCAAGGGTAATATCACTCCCCAGTCAGCAAACTGGGAACACTGTGAAAAGGCTAAATCCGCCAAAGTCTTTAAAGAAAAGAGAGACTTGGCAGCTAAAGATCCGATTTACGTTGAGATGAGAAAGGAATGGCGTAAAGCAGAATGAAAAAAGTATACTATCTCCCAACGATCGGGAAGCAAGATGATTTTAAGAAGGAATATTTTCCCGAGGATTATATTCCACAACCAACTAAGTTTGGTTCTAAGTATGATCGTAACTATGATCATTCAAAGTGCCCTGCTTGGACAGAGTGGGGCAAAAACACTTGGGTCTTTTATCAACCATTTGACCTGGGAATGTGTTACAAAAGTGACGATAAATATCTTGAAACCAACCTTCCACAGCAACTATTTGACGAATTCTTCAACCTAACTCCCAATTGGTTGAATGGAGAACTACCAGAGATACAGTATAATTATGGTCATGCTCTTTGGACACGAGACAAAGATGTATGGGTTGAACAAATACCACATCCTTTACTTGCGAGGTATGGTTTAGAATGT